GCTTCCGCACATCCATCGCTTCTTTGGGCTACTTGCAGCAAGATTTGCGGTGGCCGTCTTCTCATCGAAAGAATTTATATATCCAGCAACATAGCTCAAATAAGACTTGAATCCTTCTAATTGCTCTACTGTTGGCTTCGGGGCCTCTTGAATTGGCTGCTTCTTGAACTTAAGAAAAATAAAAGAAACATCTGGAATGTAACCCTTTGTCTTAAATACAGCCAAAGAATACATTAAGTTTTGCAGATTGAAGTCGATTTCTTCTTTAGAGAATTTTCCTTTGCTTGACTTATAGTCGTAAATTTTATAATTGGTATCGTTAAATTTTGCAAGCTTATCAATAAAGCCATTGATAATATAATCATCTTCCTCTAGCTTAAACTCAGATTCGGCTTCGACAAGAATAGCCCCGCTACAAAAGAAGTCGCTTTGAAGACCAGTCTGGATCATGGAATAGATTAGATCCAAATTTTCTTCATCATTTACTTTTAGCTTTTTAGCGTTTTTTAATATTAATCTATGGATGGCTGGATTTTTAATGACGCCAGCTTTACCAGAACATAGATCATCAAAGTATTTTTTATGCCTATCAGTTAAGAGAAGCTCAAAAATTAAATGACAAATAGTGCCTCTCGAAGCTCCAGAATTAGAAATATCAGGAAGCTTAAGAATATACTTAGTATAGTAAAGCCAACTGCAACCTTCAATAGTCTTAATCTTGCTGGCGCTAAGTTTTACCTTTTCGGTTTTTATTTGATTGAGTTGTGCCATTCTATGATCTTGTTTTTATCTTTCAGGTGCATGTCTCCAAAGTCTTTAGCCCCATTAGGAAGGCCAATTTTGACTTGAGAACTATCAAAGTAATTCATCAAAGTTTGTCTGGCTGTTTCTGCTGCTCTATTACCTGCTCCAGTAAGCAAGCCATCATTATTAAAAGCTATGACAATTTTCTTAGGATTTAAAGATATCAGAGAATATATTATCGCGCTGCTTATGTTAAGTCCAAAAGAAACAATTACATTCTTGATGCCGTTTTCTCTTAGAGCAAGCATATCTCCTATGCTCTCAACTAGTATTATATTCTCGTTAGCTTTGAGATCTTTAACGTTAACCTTTGCTGGATAGACCCATTCTTTCTTATCTCCCAGCAGCTTCCATTTCGGCCTGCCTTCCATCAACATCTTAGATACGTCTCTGCCAGCAAATCCTATTACTTCATCTTTATTGTTAAAGATTGGGAAAACATATCTATTAAACATCTTCCCTCCGGTAGCGACTCCTCCTTGGAAAGGCTCCAAGGTAGCGGCTGAGATGCCACGATCAATCCAATAAGAGTTATCTCTTAATAGCTTTATTAATAAAGACTTATCAAAAGTAGAAGTCTGTTTTATTGTTGGCTTTGGCCGATCTTCTTCTCTATAAGAAGTGTCTATGCCTTTTGCTGAAATCCAGTTCTTTGCTTCGTCGATGGACTTCAGTTTTAATGTCAGTCTAACTAGATCCTCTAAAGATCCACTGATATTTTCTTTGAAGTCAACCCACTGCCCAGAGTTCTTCCATATTCTTAGAACATGATCGTTATCTGAATCTCTATATAAAGGCCTTGTTCTATATTCTTTACCATGATCAGTTAGAACATAACCTATATCTTGAAGAATTACCCTGACGGATTCGCAGTCATTCATAAAAAATATCAAAGCACTTCGCCATCCGAATCTGAATCATCTAGCTCTGGACGCAAAGCTCTAGCCTCTACGATATCAGACAAAGTGCCGCGCTCTTCTACATTGAAGTTAGCAATATTAAAGCTGATAAAATTAGGCTGATATCTTACTGATCTGCCTTCTTGAATTCTTACAATGTCATGGTGACCTTGAGAATCTCTGCCTTGAAATCGAGTAGCAAGCGGAATCATTTTATGAGATCCGAACTCTTGACCGTCTCCAGCAATCTCTTCAACAGTCTTACGCCTGAAGATTGCAACGTATGAAGCGTACCACTGCAAGCGATCAGATTGAGAGATTGCGCTACTATCGTCAACGCCATTCTCTGCGCTGCGATTCAATTGGCAAGCTGTCAGAATTGGAACATTTAACTCAAGAGAAAGCTCTTTCAATGAATTAACTTTTTCGCCAATTAATTGATATTCTTGCTTGTTCTTGTCAGACTCTCCAGTTAGCTTAATATAATCATAAATGATTACGCATTGATTGCCGCGACCAACTTTAGAAAAGTACCAGCGTTTTACAATAGAAACAATTTCTTCGATTGGCTTTCCAGCAACCTGAAGATGATCGACTTGATTGCTCACGCTTTTAATTACAGTTTTGCTTTCTTCGAATTTAGTATAAAGCTGAGCATTCTTTTTCCAGTTGCCGGTTTCAAGATGCCATACTGGAATACCAGTAAGAGATGAAGCTATTCTGAACTTCATGTCTATTGTAGACATTTCTGTGTCAAGAACAAGAGCTTTGCATCCTTTGTTAATACTTGTTACTTTAATAGCGAGATCATTAAGGATTGTAGATTTGCCATGCTTTGGGCGACTTACCCAAGCGTAAAGATTACCGGGGCGAATGCCGCCATATAAACGATTGAAGTTATCGTATGGGGTTTGAAGGCCATTTTCAGAGATGGGATTATTTCCTCTCTCTTCAATTATTTCAATAATGTTGTTGGTGACATCTTCTGGTTTATTATTCTCGTTGGTGTAAACGCAGATCTTACTATTGTATATTTTATCTGCTTCGGTGATGATTTCTTCGATTGGCTTTTCAGCACAATTATGAGCGAAAGCTTTGATCTCTTGGCCTGTAGCTTCGATTTCTCTTCGGATTCTATACTTTACAAGCTCTTTAGCGGCTTCAATCAAGCCTTGCTTCGTAGTTGGGATAAGGCATACGCTATTGACATAATTAAAAATATCAATTGACTGATCCTTAAATGTGATGCCGAGATTTTGGGCTTTTTGAGCTATTAGAATTTTATCTATCTGCTCGCCCTTACTAAACGTCTCTCTAAAGACGCAAAAAATAGTATAATGGACCTCATTAATAAAGTCTTTCTCATTGATAAAAGACTCTATGTCAGCAAAAGCTTCTGGATGCTTGATTAGCCCAGATATGGTATACTTCTCGATTTGAAGGGAGTAAATTGACATTAAAGATTGATATTAAATTTGTCCTTGAAAAACTGCTCTGACAGGTCTTTGACTTCATTTTCGTAAATTTCAATTAGATGAAAGTTATTCAAAGAAAGCCACTTTTCTTTTGCTACGTCTCTTTTGATGGACTTTAGATAGTTGAGTCTAGAGTCCCCATGAAAAAACTTATTGAAAGCAGAATGCTGCTTGCCATGCACCTCTACAGCGATTTTAAGAGTTGCATTTACTATGTCTACTTTGAGTCTAGATCCAAATACAGGAAACTCTTCGTAAACGATATGATTCTTCCAGTACTTTTTAAGAAACTGTTTAGTATTGAATTGTACTTTAGATCGAGAAGAAGCATCCCAGTCAATCAAATATTGAGAGACATTTTTGCTTACAGCCTTTCCGTACACATTAAACAGCTTCATTTCTTAAGAGCGCTAATAAATTTATTGAATAGATACTTAGTAATATCTTGATGCTCTTCTAAGAAGTTCTTTAGATTAGCCTCTCCTTGATGCTGCTTGGGCATTTCAAGATTATTTTCAGCAAGCTCTTTGATAAGCTCATCTGTAATAGTGATCCAAGCTCCCTTGGCATGAGCAAACTCCCAAGCCAAAAGCTGATCCACAATCTCATACTCTACCCAAACGCTTGATCCATTGGAGCGTCCATACTTGATTGGATAGCGAACCTCTCTGCCAGACTTCTCGTTAGGAGTCTTCTTGAACACAATTTTGCACCAATGACCTACAGGATTGCCTTCGCCCTTAGCATTGGCATAAATGAAATCTTTATTCCATCTCTGCTGGAATTCAAGAATCCAATCTGAATAGTGAAGAGCAGCGTTTCCGCCGCTGGCATTAGTAACCTTCGGATCGCCCTTCTCGTATGGATTGATCTTGATGGAAGACCTAACCTGAGAAATGATAAAGCATACATGACCTCTCGAAGAGAAAGCTGCCGCCATCTTTCGCAAAAGATCTGAAGTAAGCAGCGCCGCTCCAGCAGTCTTGTTCGCTTCAGTGGCTGATTTAGCCAAGTCATTTCTAGGGACAAGAGCGTCAAGGCTGTCGATGATAAAGAAATAAATATTTCCATCATCATTGTCTTTGATAAGCTCTCGCATCGTATCGGTTACGAATTCGTAATCGTTAGTTGGGATAACTCGCCATTTGCTGGGATCAGTGTTGACTCCAGACCTTGAAACCATACTTTCACTGAGTCGGCCCTCTGATTTGATATAAATAATGCAACCCTTCTCAGGATGCAAGAGTTGAAAATTACGAGCAAACGACAAAGCGTTGCTGGTTTTACCGCCTTCCGTAATGCCGGAAGAACGAATGATGCCGGGATGGATTCCTCCTCCCATTTCAATATCAAGAGTCAAGCTACCGCTGCTGACAACATAATCAATATTGTTATCAAAAGCATAATGGTGATCTTTGTTTCTGCTCAGGATGCTGTCCAGCACCTTAAGCTTTCCTCCAGATGACTGTTCTGTTTCTTCTTGAGCTTCTTTCTTTGGTCTTGCCATATTATTGTTTA